ATTCACTGGCCGATGTATTCGATAAAATTTTCAAGCTAGCATCGATTAAAACAATTATTTCATTATTACCAATTATTTCTATTGTTTTTTCAAACAAGGCAGGATTAGGAAGGGAAAATGAATACAAGTTTTGAACTTTATTGAAAAATCCAGTATGTTTTGCTTCTTTTATTATAGAAGGATTTTTATCGGTAGCCGAGTAACTCACGAAATGAATATTTTCAGAAAAATATTGACAGGGTCTAATATATTTATTCATAGATGGAGGTAACATTTTTTTCAAATTATGGTAAAATTCTCCCCCATAATGATAAGAAAATAATTTCATATCTATTTCATTATTATAAAAATATGGTTCGTCAAGGATACTTTGATACAAGGAATCATCAGCGTCTACTTTTTTGACATATTCTATACAGTCTTCAAAAGAAGCAAAATCGTTGACATGAATAAAACTTTTTGGATTGAAATAATTTTTAATATCCGGTGCTCCATAATAAATTGGTATACTCCTTTTCACCATGGGAACCCATAATTTTTCACTTATATAACCATCGATAGGTTGATTTTCAAAACTAATAACAAATTTATAATTTCCATAAATATCTACATTATTTTGCCACCATCCATTTTTAGAATAAGTCTTATTATAACACCGACCCAAATTATCGACTCGTCCAGGAAATTTTTCCCTCATTTTAAAGTAAAATTGTTTTCTTTTCACTACTCCTAAATATCGTTCTTCACAATTAGAATACATGAAACAGCAAAATTTGCTTTTTGGAGTAATCGTTTCGTTTGGTTTTTTAATCAAAACTGTAGGCTCCATTCCAATTTGTTTAAAACTATACACAAAGTAAGATAAAAATACATGTTTTGTATCTGGAGGCACATCAGGATCGGCTTTTGTTGTTACTATAGCATCTGCTTGAATATCTTTTAATGGATTAGGTTCTCCATCCAAAACCATAACAAACTTTCCCTGTAATTTTTTTTTCCATTTTGGCATATCTTTTTCCGGTTTTTGAGTATGATAGGTAACAATGTACCCAATTTTATTATGACTCAAATCACCAATAAACATTTGGTTATGATGAGTGTGGATATAAATATCTGATGCAGGTAAATTAGAAAGAATTAAATTTTCTTGTGGAGAAAGACAATAAAAAGAAATATATAATATAAAAACCAAGATTAGCATCAAACAAAAAATTACAAGAGTAGGCATTTATTTTAAAAAAAAAACTTTTTTTCTAATAGAATGAGTTACTTTATTGAGTGGATTCGACAAGACTCTAGGAATATTATTTCCAATAGCTTGTCGCTTTATTATTCCGGTTATTCGCCTTCCAATTATTCTAGTAATCAATATGGTTTTGTGCAAGAACAACGCTATGTTTTATGTGATCAGTGCGTAGATGGAACTTTTGTGCCTAAATCAACATTTCCTCCATCTGTATATTCGGATACTTTAGCTTATTCCCCTGCTTATATTTCTAATTTTGAACAAGGTTTATTTTATTACCCAATTATCCAAAATAATTACAAATTTGGTTCTCAATATTATTCTTATCCTTTACAATTATTTTATTATTACATTTCTATTTCGGTTTGTCAAAAAATGTATTATTATATTAATAAACCCTATATTTTAATTGACGACGCTGGAAATTCTTATAATTTGATTTTATTTTACCGTCATCCTGTTAATTCTTGTACTATGCCCATAAACTATATTTGGAGTCTAGATAAAATTTTGTATAGCGTGAGTTCTAACTCGTACAATTCTGTTGAAAGCATGTTTTGTATGGTTAATTCTTTAATCACGCCTCTATTTTCGTCTCTGGATAACAAAAAAACTTGTGAATTAATTCCTGAATCGTTACAATTTCATTTCTTGACTCATTATGTTTATCGATTTGGTTTTAATTATGGACTCAATGGATCTATACCGTCCAATAATGGTGAGGCTGAAATTTGTAAAAAAACGAACTAAAAATTTTTTTTTTCCAACAATAGAATGTGCGATTTTTCAGAATATTATTTTTGTTCACCACAACCTCAAATTCATTTACCATGTAATAACAATGTTCCTGATGTATATATACCTCAGGGAAAAGTTCCCATATTTCAAGATTTACGCTGGGAAATTTTGAGTTCATTTTTGTTGGAAATCAAATCTGATAAAAATGTAGAATCTATTATCAATGGTATATACTCTGAATATATGGTTGCTGGTTTTTCTAGTAATCTTACTCTATTGATTGATGAATTTGTAATCACAGTACAACCTTTTTTGGAAAAATTTGCCTCCAAATATCCTCAATATAATTTTATATGCACATTGAATGAGGGAAATATACTTGTCACTTTTAATGATTTAAGTTCCACACTTTGCTTGGCCAGTTCTTCTGTCCTTACAGGTTCAATTGATTTACTAGGTGTTGTTTTGATTACAACTCCCCGAACAGATGCTAGAACTGCTTCGGCAAATTTCATTTCTGCTGCAAATTCTTATCTTACTATTTCTGGAGTTCAACCATTTGCTACCGTAGCTATCGGTGTAGCTCCTATTGCTACTTATAATACTATTTGTAAAACTGATTTATTGACGACATTAACTGGAGCTATTCTTCGATTAATCGTTATTCCAGCTACTAGTATTTCTCCAGGTTTAGTTTCTCCATCTAAAGAGATGCTTATGGAAGGTTTGAAAACTTTTTCCAAAAAATTATTTTAAAGACGTGTGCAAAAATTGAATCCATGATTTTTAGATAACATTAATTTAAAATAATGTTACGGAAAAATCAAAAAGATGCCTTGGAAATTTCAATACAAAATGATTTTACATCGGGTGTTCATTTTCACGCTACTGGTACGGGAAAATCATTTATTGCTTTCAAGATTCTAGATGCTTTTTTTCAACGTTATCCAAAACAAAATGTATTATGGATATGTGAACACCAAACGATTCTTTCTCAATTATTTGATCCAAAAAATTTGCATGATTGGGAAAAACAAATTTTACAACATTATCATCTTTTAAAATTTTATAATCGAAAAGATTCAGAATGGGCAAATACCGTAAATTGTTCTAAATTCTGGAATAAACCTGCTCTAATAATTATTAATCGTCCTTTTTTGACAAGTCAAGAAAGATATAAAAAATTAGGGTTATCTATTTCTCTAGTTTTACATGATGAATGTCACACTTGTACCAATAATACAACACAAGAGTTTTATTCGTGGTTATTGGAAAAAAATCCAAACATTAAATGTATAGGTTTTTCTGCAACACCTGTAATTGGTAAAAAACCATTTGATACAATATTAGGATCTTATTCTATTTATGATGCGTTTTGTGATAATGTCATTGTTCCTCCTCGAATCCTTTGGACAAATAAAAATCTTACCGATCCATTGAAAATGGCTCATTTTATATGGGAGCAAATTCAACCTCTTTCGTTTAAAAAAATTATTGTTTGGTGTGGAATGATTCAAAATTGCTATTCTTTGGCAAAACTTTGGAAATCAGTCTTTAATGATTTTTTTATCGGCGTAGATACAAGTTTGGAAACTGATAGTCAAGATTTGGCTATATTTTTGGAACGTCCAGAAAAAGCCATTTTATTTTGTGCGGCAAAGCATCGTGAAGGCTCTGATATTAAAAACTTGGATGGGTGTGTTTTTTTAGATGGTGTGACCAAAAGACTTTCCAAAACTTTTATTCAATGTATTGGTCGAGTTCTCAGAAAAGATCCCTCTCATCAAAAAAAATTTGGATTAATTTTAGATCTAAAAGCCAAGACTCCCTCTCAAATTTTGGAAAGAATTAATCCCTATATGAATATAACGAATGAATTTCCTTGGAAATATACTCAACAAGCCAAAGTTTATTGTTTAGAAATGGTAAAACACTCTCTAAATCCTGTTTTAACATTTATAGAAGACAATGTTACCGTCGAAACATTATTGTCAAGGTTTGTTCGAAAAATTCCAACTACACTTGATTATCAATTACGCCTAGAACATGAAATAAATTTATTAACAAGTAAAAAACTTTTACATTACTTGTTACGTGCCGTAGAAATTTTAGAAATGACAAAAGGAATTCCTCATGTTACTCGAGGATCTTGTGGATCATCCTTAGTTTGTTATGCTTTGGGTATAAGTCATGTAGATCCTGTTGCTTTTGGTATTCGTTTTGCAAGGTTTTTACACGAACATAGAAATACATTACCCGATATTGATTATGATTTTCCTTATGACAAGAGGGATCAAGTATTTATGGAACTTGAATTACGATGGCCTGGTAAAGTGGCACGTATTAGTAATCATGTTTATTTTCATGAAAAATCTGCAGTTCGACAAGCATTACGAAATGCGGGTATTCGCAAATTTATTGCAAAACATGATATTAAAAAAGAAATTTATTCCTTGGATTCTTTTCAACAAAATTTTGTAAAAAAGGAAACCCAACGATTGGAAAATACGTTTCGAGGATATTCTCTACATTGTGGGGGTATTGTGTTTTTTCCAGAAGGAGTTCCAACTGAACTTTGTATTGGTAAAAAAGGTTTATTAAATCAAATTCATCTTAACAAGGAAAATATTTCCAAAAATAAGCAATTTAAAATTGATATTTTATCCAGTCGCGCATTGGCTCAATTAAATGGGTTTCATGTTAATTTTGAAATACCTATTTTAGAGTCTCGTGTTTTTGAAATGATTTCCATGGGATATAATATCGGTCTTACATTGGCAGAATCTCCCCTCATTCGCAAATCCTTTATTAAAATTAAACCAAAATCGATTCATGACATTGCCGTTTGTTTATCCATTATTAGACCCGCTGCTAAAGATGCTCGATTGGCAGATCAAATCGAGAAAAATATGATTATTTTTGATGATGATGCCATTGAATTAATTGCAGAGACTCTTCATTGTACGGATGCAGAAGCCGATAAATATCGACGTGCATTTTCAAAAAGAGATTCTAAAATTATAAGCGAATTTCAAACACGTATTTCTGGTCTCGACAAGGAATTACAAAAACTTTTACTGAATCGATTAAAAAGTTTACAACATTATAGTTTTTGTAAATCACATGCTTATTCTTACGCACAATTAATTTATCAATTAGCATGGACAAAGATACATTACCCACGACGCTTTTGGAAAAATACGTTACGACATTGTCATAGTTCTTATCGAAAATGGGTTCATCTTTTTGAAGCTCGTTGTGTAGGCGTATTTCCTCCAATAAAAGAATTATCTATTTATACACAAAATCGTAGAAAAGGTTTAGAAACCTTGGACGATCCTTATGAACAATTAAGAAAATATGGAACATGGGATATGACCGATGGAAAATTTTTCCCAAATTGTTTTTTAAAAATAGAACCAAATGGTATCCATTTTCGAGGTATTATCGCAGAAAGTCGAACGGTGAAAGGGAAGCATATTTTTTTTCTGGGTGTAGGACCTCAACATTATATTGATGCCGAATGGAAAGATGATCGACCTTTCTTGAGTTCGTCCTGGATTGGAATGGAAGCTCGTGCACAGATAATTGATGCTCCTTTACAACGGTATAATGTCTTGGAGTATTTTTTATTTTAATTTTTCTTGAGAAAAATAATAGCAAGAATAAACATTACAATAGATATAGCAATACATCCTCCAAAGCCTGCCAAATTAATTATAGTAAATTGAGAAAAATAGTAATTTCCATTTCGTTCATAAATAGTTGCACTATCAACATTACTTAGTTTTTTAATTTTTGAATTATTATTTTTATAGGTTAAATCCACTGTTTTGTTATCTGGAGTCATTACGGTTATTTTTAAATTTTGAACATTGTTAAATACAACCTTGGCTTTTATTTTTTTTCTTTTTTGAAAAAAGAAGAGCAAATAAATACCTCCTCCTATAAATAAAAATGCCAATACTAAAAATATTGCCATCATGATAATTTTTTTTTTGGGATTTGCTTGATTTACAGGAACAATGGGTTGAGAAGTTTGAATTACAATTTGTTGGGCTTTTTTTTGTTGTAAAGGAATTTGTGCAATTTGTTGTTTTTTAACTTGTTGTATTTGAGGTAATTTTATTTGTTGGGAAGTCATTGTTTATTATAAAAAAAAGTTTGTTTATAAAAATTTTTCTCGACAATTATTTTTTTATTGACTAATAATAGAATAATAATGTGTAACCAATGTAATACTTGCTGTGATCCCAGTTATTTACCGGGACCATGTAACACCTGCACAAACTCCAATGTAAATCCTTGTACAATTGATTGTAGCCTTCCCCTTTGGGCTACCTGGCCTCGTATTGAGATTAGAAGATGTAATCTTCCATCTCTTTACGGGTGTTGTCAAAATCAATGTAACGAACACCGTGTCTATGAAGATAGCTCCTCCTCCTCTTCTAGCTCTTGTTCTAGTTCAAGCTCCAGTTCTGAAGATTCTTATGAACATAAAGTAAAGCGTTGCTATTTAGAAAATCAATGCTACAATCCTTGCCAAAATTACCAATGCGACCCTACTATTGGACTTTGCGCCAGTGGATGCGGATACAGAAATTAATTTAATTTTTTATAAAATAAAATGAAACTCTATTCAACATTACAATTTGCATTTAATATTTATTTATACAAGGGTTCTCAAACTGATTCCAAAATTTATCAAAATTTAATTCATTCGATAGAAAAAAATACAAACAAAACTTGTATAATTAAGCCTTATTCTTTTTTTGGCCGAAATAAATTTACCAATGATTCTATAATCATTGGCCATTCTTTTGGAGGTTATTTTAGTTTGTTGGATTCCTTGGCTGAAAAAAAAGATGCCAACAAAATAAAAGGTATAATATTACTGAATAGCCATTTTAATAGCTTGGGTAAAGCGTGGTATCCTAGAATAAAACAAAAAGACATTGAAATACCCGTCTTGACAATTTTAGGTGCTCAAGATAATCGTTTACCTTTAAAAATTTCGATATGGGACTATTATGAAAAGAATCAAGAACACTTTTTTGATAAATTTTACATTATTGATAAAGACCGAAAGCATTTTACAGGTTTGGAAAATAATATGACCGAGACTGAAATGCTGGGATTTATTATTAGTAATTTTATTACCAATGTTCAAGAATCTAATTTTACACAAACTATACAACAAGTAAAAGAAACAGATAAAGTTTGGAAATATAATTTATTCAACATTTTGGATGGTACCTTGAATTTTAGTTGGAGTATGAACATTTATGATGGAATAGCCAAGATAGTGATGAATCCTAGCCAGTGGTATTTCATTCATTTTTGTTTATTTCTCTTATTTCAACCTACAAATGAGTCCAATGCACAATTTTATGATGACAATTCAATTTATTTCAAAACTAGAAATGTTTGTCCGGAACAAATGATTTCAGAGTATGAAAAACAATTATCTTACAATTTGACTCCTCAAAAAATAAACTTGCCAACTATACATCTTTCTATACCGGTTTGGTTATCATGGATTCCTAAAGTTACCAATAATTCCTATCAGGTAGTTATTTTGCCTATAAATAATAATACAATTTATTACAAATTTCCCAATCCCTATCAAATTTTGGCAGAAAATAAATAAAAAACATTAATTTAAAATGGAAAATGCACTCGTCCCAACTTTTATGTATTTATTAATTATTGCAATAATTATTATAGTTATTTTAATCATTTTTAAAATGAATTCGCTAAAACTCTAAACTGATTTATTTGAAAGATTTAAATATAATCATAAACTGATTTATTTGAAAGATTTAAATATAATCATAAACTGATTTATTTGAAAGATTTAAATATAATCATAAACTGATTTATTTTCAGGAATTGGTTCTATTTTGACTTTTTTTTTGGTTTTACGTTTAATGGGAGGTTTGTAAATTTCATCGCCTAATAAAATAATCGGTGAATTCAATCTTTTAATTTCTTCCATTACTTTAAACATATTCACATGATAATCATGAATTTTTGAAACAAAATTTTTATTACGATATACTACATTCAACAATTGATCCAATGGTTCAGATAGACAACCCAAATAATACAGTCTATCTAAACGAAGTAAATCACGATGACTTTTATAATATACAGGATCCTCCAAACGATCACAAAGTTTAGCCTTGGTATCAATATTTTGAATCACCAAAAATTCAATTCTTGAACCAGCTTCCACAGGTTTTCCACGTAATGTCATTTTTGAAGCCAACTGAACATGAGCTGGTTTAGATCGTAAAATATATTTTTCAAACCAAGCCATACCTAGTTTTTTTAAAACTTGTTCATTCGTAATGTTTGAATTTAAATGGTCAATCTCGGTTGGTTTTAAATCTTTTGGGTAATCGTAAATTCCAAGGTCCTCCAATCTTTTAAACATTTTCTTAGACTCCGTAGGAAGTGGTCTAACTTTGTATTCTTTATTCACTTGTTTGGAAATGACAAAATATCCTTTTTGGTTTAATCTCCAATACATTAAATCCAAAATAACCCCATTAATTAATTCATAAACCGAATGTTGACTATCGGCATTCATTAATGCACGAACAACCTTTTCATACAAGACTCGAATCCATTTACAATTATCACGTCGTGCCAACAAGACTCCACGGATAGTAAGTTTTTCATCCATTTCACCATTTTCACCACAAGTATAAGCCATGTATCTCTTTTTGGTAAGAATAAGGAATTTACTGTAAATTTTTTCTTCAAACACTAATTTCATAGGAGGTGGAAAAAGTTTCAAAAGTTGGTCTTCCACTTTTTTAGCCATTTGCCATGATTTTTTAGCATCCGTATAACCAGGAAAATGACAATAAATACTATCTGTATTTTTTACAATCAAATTACCAATACCTGCATGAAATGTGCCATCTTCGGTTTCAATATCGTAAACAAAATCTTCACAAGGACCCAACTCTTTAATTTCCAAGATTTTTCCCAGATAATCTTGTTGATTAGGATAAAATAATACTTTATCTGGATAATACTCTATACAAGTTTTGGGAAACTTTTGACTCAAATACAGATAAAGCATCATAATGTCTTTCTTGATACTTGTCTTTGAATCGTTAAAATAAAAAACAACCGTGCCATTGGATAAAATTTCAATAGTATCTGTAATATCCAAAGACAATTCAAGTCGTGTCGATTCCCAAAACTCATTTGAATTCCAATACAAAAGTTCATCACCAACATTTATTTCACCAGGTTTTTTCTGCTGTCCAAAATGATCCAAAAGACTATGATCTTCTGTAACATCAACTATTCCTGAAGTGGTTGTAACGCGAAACATGTTTTTGTTTGTGTGGTGTCGAATGACTTTACGTATTGGTGACCACCCTGATTTGGACATGACTTTAATATTTGTAAATGGTTCGACTCGTTCTTTATTGGATAGACCCGTATTCTCTGGTTTAAACTCGGGGTAATCTTTTTTATCCTTTTCAAAACTATTAAACAACTCCTCAATAGACAATACTCGAACGGTATTCGATTCACAAATAGCAAGAGGTGTATCTTTGGCTACAGAGTCACCATAAATTAAATGTCCATCATATTTTTTCTTGACAAATTCAGCGGCTTTTTGAATAGATGCTCGTCCCATCGCAGTAGTTGACATGGCTCCTGGCATAAAAGGAAGATATCCTTTTTTCACCCCCATGGCTCCGTACATACTATTCGCAGATAATTTATACGCCAATTGTCGTTTATCCAAAACAGTAAGACGAGTTTCCGCCACCTCTTTATCCGTGCAAATTTTCTTGACCGATTTCATTTGCTTTTTTGTCTCGGAACGCTGGTTTAATAGATTCATCAAAAGACTGGGAATAACTCCCAAAGGTTCTTTTCTAAACAAATATCGATGTTTTCCACAAAGAACCCTGGATTTGGAGGAACCAGCTTTTTTAACAGTAGTATCATGTTCACAATTAATATGATCTTCCCACTCCACTACATGACAATCATTAATATTTACTTTTGATTCATCCAAAACCAGTGTAGAATAATCAATATTATAAGCAATAATTGTTGTTGGGTAAAGAGAACTAAAATCAAAAGGAATAACCCAATCGTAAATACCTGGTTCTGGAGGAAAAACAAAAGCACCAGAGTATCCTTGGCACTTTTGAAGCAAATCGTGATCTTGTATCGATTGAACTAAAATATGGTCATCAAAACATTTCTTGTAAACTTGACTAAAAACTTTGATTTGTTGTCCCTTGGTGAATAAAAACATCATGGGAACATTACAAATTTTGGCCATCTCAGATAAACCAATCCAAAGTTGCAACACACCAAACAATTTCAAGACTAAAGCAGAATCTTGAACGCAGTATTTACCACATTGAGACAATTTCTTGATTCCATTGGCATCTCCTAAACATCCTAATTCATACGCTTTAAAAATATCCTGCGGAGTCAATGGATCTTTGGTCTCTCCAAGAAAAAAAGTAGACACTGTTTTTAATTTATAATTACTAAATTTGTAATCTCTCTTGACAACAGGCAAAAGATCCACAAAAACTCTACCTTCTGTATCTAGGTAATGGAATTCTTGATACGAATAGGCGGAAGACGACCATTTAATTTCTTTTTCTGGAGCATGTTTAAAATTAGGAATACCTAAAAGATCAAAATCAGAAAGAATATCATATAACTTACAACGTTTAATCATGTAGGGTATATCGAAACCAAAAATATTATATCCAACAATCATGTGTGGATTTGTTTGACGAATTAGTTTGGTAAAGCTAAGCAATAGCATTTTTTCATCTTTACATTGAATATTTTGAACGTCACTACCAACAATAGTAGGTGAAACTTTACCCAAAGTCAATAAATATTTTTCTGTAATGGAAGGAAATTTTTCCAACACGCAACTAATTTGAAAAATTTTATCCTGTTCTACTTCAGCGAGAGGCATTCTTTGGGGATTGGAGGAATAAACCTCAATATCAAAAGATAAAACACAAGGAACAGGAACGCCCAATGATACTTCTTCTTCAACTGAAGCTCTTTTAAGATCATCATAATTTACCACAAATTCGTCATAAAGTTTAGAAACTCTTTCTTCTTCTGGGACTGAATATCCTTTAAAATGAATCCAACCTGCGGTAGGAAGACTTTTGGAAACAATCAATTGAAGCAAAGGAGTCGCTTCGTGTTCATGACAAGCAACTGTGTATTGCTTTCCCAATAAACGGAGTGTATAATTTTGTAAACTATAAAAAACATTTTTTCTAATTTGAATTGTATTAAATCGAATTTTAAAAAAGGGATACTCTGTTTGATCATCAAAATAAAGTTTTTTACGATGCTCAAGATAAAATGTTGATTTTTCCAAGTGCTTACATCGATCCCTAATTTTATTTTTAACAAGACTTTTAATTTGGTCCCAATCATTACTAGTATCTCCATCTTTTTTAATTTCTAAATAAATCCATGGTTGGAAATTTTTAATATGGAGAATTATTGTTTTTTGGTCTTTTGTAATTCCATAAGCTCTAATTGCCAACTCTTTTTCTCCCTCTTTGTTAAACTCGTCGTCAACATACCAATGATAAATAAAGCTAATCATAATTTTCTAAGTAATATTTTTTGATTTTTTTAAATAATCAGTTTTTCTTAGATACTAGTAATTTTTTATTTTATAGTATTAAAATAAATGTCAAACTGTAATTTATGTGATCAATATATAACCATATCAAAACGTCTTGGAAAAGTAGACTTTTCAATATTGAAACGGTATCATGATAACTGTAAGGAATGTGACGAATATTGTAAAGATAGTCACCGCCTTTTAGGAAAAATTCCATATGTAAATTGTTCAGAATACCAAAAATATAGTAAATTATCCAAAATGGCAATTGAACGTCAGCAAGCAAAATTAAAAAAATCAGCTATGGCTATGGTGCCTTTTATGAGTCAACCAGTAGCCAAAAAAGTTATTTCAGGCGTCTTTCCCCAAGCTCCTTCTCATGCAATAGTTTTGCCTCCAAAAAGACAACCGATAGTCCCACCAGGTTTTTTATTACCTCAGGCTCCTAAACACAAACCGAATGTCAATACCCAGCCCAAAAACCAACCTAAAGTTATTCAACCAGTTCAACCCAAAGCTTCTCGTAAAGCTTGTAATCCAAAAAGCGAAAAAGCAACCGATCCAAAATATGAATGTAATCCATTAACTGGACGATGGGTTTTGAGAAAATAATAAATTTAAACATTTACATGTCTTTTAAAAAAAGATGATTGTATATTTATATATTCAAGAAATAATTGGTTATGGAGTTTTATTAGTTCTTTATGAAAAGTTACAAAAAGAGCCGTGGGTTAAATCTATAAAAATAATAAGAAATTTATGTGGATTAGATTTAGAAAAAGACATTATTATTCCTGTAGATGTAATTTCTAATAAAAATCTGTTTGATACATTTGGCAACTTATATTATGAAATGTTGGATGACAAGATTGATTTTTACAATTATCTTTATTGGAATGAAAGCTTGTTAGGGAACATTCGATTAATACCATTTTATGACAAGTCTTATCACGGCAAAAATAAAACTCAAAAATTTATTCTTAAACATCGAAAAGGTCAAGGATCTATGAATAATAAAATAGTTTCTCAACCAATTTATTCGTTAATTTATGATTACGATGAAACCCATCAAATCCAGGAATTTATACATGCGGATAAAACTATTGCTGTTGATGGATTTTGTAGCCATGGTAATATACAATCTTTATTTTATAGTATCCAAAAAGGTCCCCTTTTTTTCAAGGATTATAAAAATAATGGCTTTAGCATGGAATATTCTACAACTTTTCCTAATAATGAGATTGAAAATTTTATCAAAGTTTTACTGGACAGAATAGATTATCATGGTTTTTTCCAATTTGAATTTCTTCTCAATAAACAACAAGAAATTTATATATTGGAATGTAATCCTCGAATTTCTGGGCACGTTTTTACTCAAAATTATTATTCAAACGTTATTATTCCTTACATTTTTAAATTAAATAATTCTTTAGATGTGCAAGGCAAAGATCGTTTTCCTCCATTTTGGACGCAAATTCCTAAAATTATTGGTTCTATTATATCCAGTTTTTTTAGCTGTAAACAATAACTATTTTTCAAAAACGGTAATCACAAATGCATTTTTAATTAGTCCGTCCGGAGCAGAAACCGCTTTAGATACAAAACTATATGATTTTCCATTTGTTTGACCATAGCTTTTTAATCCTATCCGGTACCCATATCCATGTTTAGTAATAGATTGTAAAAAAGGATCCTCTATTTGAATCGTACTAGGTTGAGAATATAAGCAAGAAAAGGCAAAGGATACATTAATATTATTGGTTAAAATTAATAGTCTAGGATCTTGAAATTCAGCTTCACTGATGAATAAATAAAAATTAGCATCACTAATAATACTAATAGTTTGATGTGGAAAATATTCTTTAACATACAGATTTAAACTATCATAGTTTTCTTTAGTATAATTTATTACAAGTTGATTAACAAGTTCTATAAATTTTGGATTTTTGGACAACTCTCGACAAGTTTTATAATTTTTTTTTAAATTATGAATGGACATTTTTCTACATTTAAAAAAATAAAAATTTTTTACTTTGATTTTTATAAGCCTTTGATAATGTATAATAGGCCAAAATACGTTCATTATTAGTTACCGGAAATTGACCATTAATTTTTACAAAAACGCCATTGATAGGAACTCTTTTTTCCATTTTTATTTTACTCCAAAATTTTTTATTGAATCAACATTAATGAGGTATCCTCTGTTATCTCATGCTCTATATAATATATTGAACATATTTTGTACCACGTATGACCCATATCATAAAATGAGTAATATCCAATTCTATCTTTTAATAGATTATATATTTCTGTATTTAAAATAGCTTCAAAAAATGAAAAGGTAAAGGCTTGACCACTTTCGTAAAAAAATTTTTGACACAAGTGGTATAATTTTAAATCTTCTGTAATATCTTCAATTCCAAAATGAATTTTATTGGCATTGGTTTCCAAATCAGTATACATATAATTAACAAGAATCATTAGAAATTTTTCATGATTGTCTACATTTTTTAATTCGGTAATAGCAAAAGGTGGATCTTCCAAAATGGTGGTGGCAAATTTTATTTCAAAATTTTTCCAATTACGAATATTCATTACACTTGTATAGGGATGAATCTTGGAAATTATTTTATTAAGAATTTCCAATAAACTTTGAACATTACTCGTTTTTTTGGAACATTGAAACAATAGAGGAAAAATTTCCAAATTTTCTTCCAAGCTTTTATACGGAAAAAATATTTCATTATCTAATTGCTCAACCCAAGACATTTTTATATCCAAAGGAATAGGCTGGTTGGTGCAAGGATTTATACCGGTTTTAAGAATGGATGGAATCATACTAGCAATAAAATAAAAATTTTTTGAGCCATCCAAATACTCAATGTATTGTTCTTTTGGGGTAATTTCATCTAGACAAAAATAAGGATTAATAATGATATCTTGTTCTTGAGAAAAAGAGGAATTGTATTTATTTTTTCTAAAATGATTAAAATTTTTAGACAAGTATTGGTGTCGTGTCCAAAAATTAGCAAGTTCTTTAGGCATTTTGTAATAATCAAAAAGTTTAGCTTCCAAGAATGGAAATTTCTCCATCAAACTTTTGGTAACATCTTTTAATTGTAATTGTAAACAATTTTCAAGTATTAAGTGGCTATAATAAACTGGCATTTCAGTTTGATAGCAAAGAAATAATAATACAACTTTTTCAATCTCATTAGGAGACAATGTTCGTTTGTCAAATTTTTCAAGGTTGGGAATAAAATCGTGACTATTCCATTTTTCTAAAGATTCTAAAAGTAGAAAAAATTCCAATGGTAATAAGACTTGATCTTTCCAAACTAATTTATAATTAGGATTACATCCCATTTTTAACCACCATTCTAAATGTTGAATTGCAGAAGGATCATGAAAGATGTAAATTAAAATAATATACAAAACATTAAATCCATTTTCTCCCGCTTGATCCATATCGACTCCATGAGCTAAAATCATTTTCAATACTTTTTTGTAAAAGACATTATCTTTCCATAATAAAAGTAAAGGACTCCAAGGAGGAGGTAAATTGTTTATACTAATTCCATGTAGATGTCTTGATAATTCTTTAAAATTTTCAGTGAGCGAAATAAAATCTTTCACTGGGTCGTCTATTTTTTCTGACCACAAGTCTATTAAATAGGACATCTCTATCCTATACAAAATTTAATTTGAAATTAATTTTAAATTTAAATTAATTTAGACTCTTTGTTGTTGTCTAATATGCTCCCAATAAGCTTTTTGTAATGCTTCATCACTCATTTGACATTGTTCTAAAAATCGTTTTATAGGTTTTTTTTTACCTTTAGTATCTCTAAATTGACATTTTTCACCGTTATGACAATGAATATCAATTTCATCAATCTCAAATTCTTTTAATAAATCATCTATTTGTTTTTCAACTAGTTTATTATTACCTTTTATTGATCCTTGAACTTTGTTTGTTCCATCATTTGATTCTATATAAAATTCAAAAGTAAAATCCTTTGTTGATTGAGTTTTCATTTGCGGAGGAGTGTAAAGAAGAGTAATAGTAGTGTCTTTGGTGTATAAATCAATAGCAATTTCATCTTGATCAATTAAATTCATAATACACTGTTTAATTTTTTGGGGATTTAAGCTCATTTTTATTATAAAAAATAATTTTTCATTTTGTAATCACAGAAATATCATTCAAGTAAACTGGCCAAAAGGAAGACATTTGTTTAATGGAGAAATTATCTTCTTCACAACAACGTTGACTTTTGTTCATATATATATTTTTGGTTACCAAAACTTTTTTCGGTTGAAATACAAATCCAGTAATATCTTTTATAAAACCATCAGAGTAAATTATATTTTTGGAATTTAATGTTTTGAACATGAGACCAATAATAATCAAGGCCAAAACTTTTTTAGACACATTCATACTTAAAAAAAACTCATTTGATTTATTCAACACAAAATTTTCCAACAAGGTATCACGAATCATTTTTTTCTTTACATTTTGCCATTCATCTTTTTTTAAGGACAGCCTATTACGCAAAACTTTTTCTCGTTGAATAAGTTTTTCCTTTTCTGATAAAATTCCTACTCTATATTTTAATAAATTATATGTGTCATTGTAAATTTCCTCAATTTCTTTATCCGTCTCCAACTTGTAGGTAAATTCTTTATTTTTAACACTACAACACAAGTAATTCTTTTGAAGGTAGAGCCCATAAGGACATTTTCCGTAGGCCATATCCTCGTACACAAATCTCCAAAAAGGGTCATTTATAAAAGAAAGACATTTTATAAAGACTGGGTAAAAAATTGTTTTTTTCATAAAAACTGATGATTTATATTTATTGTATTTTTTTTTTTATATTACCATTATTAAAAAATGTCTGAAATTTTTCACGTTCAAGTGGAGCTTCTGGAAAAACAAAAGGAACTTTCTTTTGGTGAACGAGGTTTACCGTTTAAATCATTTATACAAACTCTTTTACAACGAAGTCATTTAAAGAAGAAATATATAGATTTATTAACGAATACAGAATCAATGAATCTCTATTCGGATGCATTCACTCACATTTCTATTGATCCCGATAGAAATTATGAATATTTAGAAATTTTAGGCGATGTTACATGTAACAAATCAATAGTGTGGTATATTAAAGAAAGATTTCCTCAACTACAAAACTCGGATGGTGTAAAAGTTATTGCGCGTCTTCGGATCAATTTGGTATCCAAGAAAAATTTTGCAATGATTGCGGAAAGCCTTGGGTTTATAGATTTCATTTCGTGTGAAAAAGAAATTAAAGAACAAAAGGGAAAGAGTTTACTGGAAGATGTATTTGAAGCATTTTTTGGAGCTACCGAAGTTTTGATTGACAAATTACTAGGCAATGGTGCAGGATATGGTATTTGTTTTCGTATTTTATCATCGATTTTGGATGAGATGAATATTTCACTAAAATATGAGGACCTTTATGATCCAATTACGAGACTTAAAGAAACATTTGATTTTTTTCGTCAACAAGTTCCAGGTCGTCAATGTCATATGATTTGGGGAAATATGATGTGGGAAAATATTAAAACTGAAACGGGGCAAATTGTAAATTTGTATCAACATGATAAAATTAGTAATCGAAAAAAATTACTCATTACCACCGAGGCTCCTTTACTTGATGAAGCAAAACAATTGGCAGCAAGTAAATATTTACAAATTTTGAATGATCAAGGATTTAAAAGACCTATACCCGAATATTATGCTAGAATAAATTCTTCTCTAGATTTAATTTCGCAAATGAAAAAAAAAATATAAAATTTTAATTTATAAAAAATGTTCAAAATTAAGAGTAAACAATGGCCAACTATGTGTTTAGACCAAAGTTATATAGCAAAAGCGAATCAAACCAATTCAAAAAAAAGCCCTGACGATCAAAGTTATGGAATGACTACGTGTACTGATAATAATGGAGATCAAACTTGGAGATTTCTAAATGGCAGAGATGGTATGAATGTATTACAAAACGTAAAAACTGGACAATGTTTAGATTCAGGATCAGGTAATAATAATTATTATTTGGGTAATGGCTGTGATGGAAATTCTACATATCAAGGAAGATGGAGATTTATAGGTAATCAATTAAATCAAGGTTGGGGATATAATATGGATATTGGACAATCAAAACTTACAGCAAGTAACACAAGTGGAAATACTTGGCAACAATTTGATAAAGTTGATGTTGCACAATTAAATGCAGTAAATTCTCCAGCTCCTGCTATAGCTGACACTCCAAATATAGCCAAAATAGGAAATTCTTTTGCACGAGGTTCAAATTATTGTATGGATGCTGGACAATGGGATGTTCAACAAGATGGGGGCACTAATTCTCCATCTTGGGGAACTTCTCCATGTGATATTAATAATATTTGGGATAAATATTACATTAATTCCAATAATGCACTTGTTAATATGGCAACTGGCAACTGTTTGGATGCAGCTGGAGCTACGTCACCTAATGATAGTAGTCATCCTTGGAAATGGAATAATTGTAATGAGACAGATTGGCAAACTGGATTTAGTATTATTAATAATAATACGCAAATTCAATTTAAACGAGGTAGTTTATCAAGTTGTATAGATTTTGGAAACCCAAATAAAAACTATACATGCACCTCTGATAACAAAAATCAATTATTTTCTACCTTAAATTTGACAGAACCAACCTATAACACTACTGGACCTATGGTTTGTCAAGACACGGAAAGCACTATTTGTTGTCCAGCAAATAACAAAATTACTTCAGGACGTATTAAATATGGACGATGGGATAATACTACTTGTGGACACGCAACAGTTTCAGCTACAACCGGAAAAAGTTATGCTTATATTCCATTACCAGACTCTTGTTTAGGAAATCAAAGTTGCGATATTAAACAAGATATGTTAAAAACTCCTTCTGGAAATACTGATCCTGCCTTTGGAGTTTATAAACAATATCAAGTCTCCTATAATTGCACGCCTATTGTAACTCCAACGCCAAGCCCAATGCCACGCCCATCTGGATTACCATCTGGAGCTCCTTTTACGCCTCCAACTCCTACTCCATCACCAGCTCCTGGTCCCAGTGATACAAAAACTTATACTTTTTATTTTGACGTGCCGTGTAACAGCACAGCAGCATCTACTTGTCTATATATAGCGTTAACAGGAGCAAGTTCTGGAAATATAGAATGGCATTATTGTAATACTAATGGCAGTCCTAATACAACATATGCCCAATCATGGTCTAATCCAGTGATGTATCCTAATAATAGTTCTATTGCTCCTCCAGATAATACTTACTTTACTGCTTGGAATCTTCCAAATCCAACCAATACTGGAGCAAACAATGTATCTATTTCTGTGTCTTCAAGTTGTAGTAGACCTTCTAATTCAGGTCGTTATTGCTGTAATGGTAACCCGTATTGCACTGGTCATGGTGATGGTAATTGTGATGGTCATTCATGCTCTGGATCTGATTGTAAAGGATGGAAAACTGTAAATAATAAAAAACATGGTAATGATACTTGTCCTTGTAACAGTAATAATGGATCAGTCCAAAATTTTTCATTATCTAGTGCTTATTATGCTTATAAACCTTTACAAAAATTTTATTGGTATACCTCTTGTAATGCTACTGCTTCAACACCTACGTTTCTACAATTTATTGCATCCAATGGCACAATAGATAGTAGTGATTCTGCAAATGTTTCGCCAGCATATGCAGTTTATACCGTAATTTATAAGCTAAAATACCCAAGTGAAATGATACCAGATGAGCTTGATTTAATGTTGACACAAATTGGTAAGGTGTCTTTTACCGCTTGGACAATAAATAAAAATTCTCAAACGGTTCAAACTTTATTACTCGATTATTGTAACAATTTTAATAATGGATTGTATTTGACTACAAAATTAACCAGCACAGGTAAAACATTATGTGGAACCAATATCATGTCCTATTTTGTAAATTCTCCCGCAACTCCGCCTTCCGGGTATCCTAAAACTGATGTTCCTAGTAACATTACCATTCCAACATCATTAATTGCTTGTGATACAAGTTACACAGATGCTACTGGTTGTAAAACTGGTTGGATGAATTATTGTAATCAACCTGCCACTTTTACTTCTAATGCTTGTCAAAATTTTTATAGTGGTAGCTATAATGGAACTACGTTAGATAATTCTATAAGAACAAATCTTAAAAATTTATGTGCCACAATTACCATGACCAATGGAGTTCTAAATGATACAATTGATCCTACTGTACAATCAGTTTGTGGATGCTATTTACCTGAATCTGTATATACAGCTTTTAAATCTCAAGTCACTCAAAATAATCCTCAATTAGCTTCTGCCATGACTCAACCACAATGTTATTATTCAATGTGTTCTGGTAACCCCTCTTTATGGCCAGATAAAGGCATAAAATGTCCTGATTTAACTATTACTCAATGTATTAACAATGTAACAAACAATCTTAATGCAGGAGGAAATATTTCCAATGTCAAATTGGCTAATAATTCCGTAATGAATTGTTCGGCAAATTCTGGTAGTGTTCCTTCACCTTGTCCATCACCAGCCGCAGCAACTGGCACAGCTACGAGCACCGGAAATTCAACTCCGGTTGCTGCTACAAGTTCTGGAGCAAGCACTCCCGCTAGTTCTGGAGCTGCCAGTCCTGCAACCCCTGCTGAAAGTCCTGCTAGTCCAGCAACTACTCCTTCTCCAGCCCATCATTGGTATGATGCATGTTCTATTATGTAGTTTAAAAAAGTACTCACAAAAATTTTAATATTAAATTAAAATTTTTTATATAAAAATGTCTCAACAACAATCGCAAAAATCAAAATCTGTATCATCTGTTCCTTTTTACAAAAATCCAAGAACTTTAGGAATTATAGCTGCAGTTGTAGTGCTTTTAATTATAATTATAGTCGTCATTATTAAATTGGTCATGAAAAAACCATCTGCTTCTCCAAGTAATTCTCCAAGTAATTCTCCAAGTCCAGAAGCTCAATCAACAGATTCAGGCTCATCTAATGGTCAACCTCAATCAATGGATCAACCCCCTTCAGGTCTTATTAAATACACTTGGACTTTGAATAATATGACTGGACAAACTCTTGGACTCGTTTCTTTATTTGACAATACCGGTCACTCTTCAGTTGTAAATGAATTGACTACTACTACTCCTAATACTTATGATATTTCTTTCTTGGCAAACCAAAATCCGCAAGTTATGGTAAAATCAGGACAGAGTACGATAAGCACAGACGCTCAAGGTAATCCTATTCCTTTACCTCAGCCCGGTACCTACAATATTACAGGATCTACAGGCAACTATAAATTTACGTTGATTCCTCCACCTTCTGCGATGATGCCAAACACTTCCATGAGTCCCTCTAGAATGCCTAGGTAATAAAATTCGTAAGGTTAAAAATATCTTGTTTGACATTATATTCAATTTTGACATTTTCATTGGAATCGTCATTACATAAAGTCTTTAATTTATTTTCAATTTTTTCTGGATCAAATCCAATGACTTGAAAAATATTTTGACATTCTGGATTTAGAAAAACTACTGTAGGTAATCCTTTTATAGAATATTTTTGGCAAAGATCCTCATCTTGATCCGCATCCACCTTTAGAAAAGAAATTTCTTGATAATCGGGATTTTGGGACCATTCCAAAAATAACGGTTTTAATTTTTTACAGGGTCCACACCAATCGGCATAAAAATCAATTACAATGTATTTTTTTGTTTGGGCAATTTCTTGTAGTTCAGAGAATGTAGTAATGTCTTGAATGGTCATTTTTATTTTAAATTTTTATTTTTATAATGAAATTATTATAAAAAAATGTAGATTTTTTAAATAAGTTTAAGAAGCATATGGAAGAGAAGAAAGTTGATCTACTAATTCTTGAGTTTTCTTTACAGCTTCTCTTTGTGCTGCTGCTACTCCCATTGTTTTGGAAAGAGCCGATTTTTGTTTAGCCAAGGCTTTTCTAGCTCTATCTTTCTCTAAAAAAATATTACTACTTACAGCTCCTTTGGGAATATTCATTGGGTCAACAGTTGTTTTAGTTCCTTGCGCATTATATAAACTACCTCCATGCGCAAGGCGTGCAGCAGCTACATTACCCATACTTGAAGCTTGTGCTAATCGTGCGTTTTTTCCTTGTCTTGTACTTTTTGCAGTTGAAGTTTGAGAAACATTTGAATAGGCTTTGGCCATAGCTCTGTCGTTACGTGACATTTTTTATTTAACAAATAAATAAAAAAAATTTTTAATTTTTTTAATTCTAAAAATTAACCAAAATCATAAAAATGTTTAATTCAACAACAAAAGAAAAATGATGACTGAATTAATTTTTATCGAGAAAATCAACATGTCGATAAAAATTCCTTTAGTTGATCTCAAAGACGAGGATATTGAAAGCTTTGAAAAATATTTATTAATTGAAGAAAATACGCAACAAAATAAACAAAAAAAAGCCAGATTCCCTTGGATGGTAGTTCCTAAATACAATGTTGTCCGTAGAGATGAAACTCATGTTTATATTCCTTTTCAATGGGGTATGAATTATTTTGCCAAAAAATACAGAACCGAGAGAAATTCTTGTCAACCCATCAAGATTTCATTTCAAGGAAAACTTCGAGACGAACAAAAAATGGTATTAACCGAAACTATCGAAATGCTAAACCAAAATGGTAGTTGTATGATGGCTATTTATCCTGGAGGTGGTAAATGTCTCGCCAAAGGAACCAAAATTCTTTTAAAAAATGGAGACACTCAACTTGTAGAAAATATCAAAGTTGGAGCAGTTTTGGTTGGAGATGACTACACCGATCGTCAAGTAGTTTCCGTGTGTCGAGGGTTTGAAACACTTTGGACTTGTTCCCATCAACAAATTCCTTTTGTTCAATTTACATGCAATCAAAGCCATATCTTGACCTTGTGGGACGAAACCAAACTAGAAGAAATCGATATTAGTTTGGAAAATTTTATTAATTTACCAAAGCAAGAACAAGAAACATTACGAGCCTTTTACCAAGACTACGATTCCACCAATTTTGATTTGAAATCGAATCGAGCCTTTATTAAAAATATTTCAACGTTTTGTACGAGCACCAAGACATTTTCTATTATAGCTACTCAAAATTTTGACGACAAGCTACGTTTACTCATGCTTTCTGGATTACAAATTCATCCTTTGACTAATTCAGTTTTGATTGTTTTTACCGATCCTTTCCATGTTTTGGAAGAACCAGATCGACGAGTTAGAATTACATTTCCCTTTCGATTAACAAAAAAATCAATTAATGAATACTTTGGATTTGAAATTACTGGTAATGGTCGTTTTATGCTAGGAAATGGTATTGTAACTCATAATACCATTACTACATTGGCCATTTCTGCCATTATTAAACTCAAAACCTTGATTCTAGTCAATAAAATTATCTTGGTAGATCAATGGATGGCTACGATTCAAAATGTTTTTGGAGAACACGCTAGAATTCAGCACATTAAAACAAAAGGGAAAATCAATCCTGGATGCCAATTTTATATTATGAATGCCATTAATGTTGCCAAAAGAGATCCTAAAGAATATGAAAAACTAGGAATTGGTTTTGTAATTGTGGATGAATGTCATTTAATCATGACCAAAATTTTTTCTAGAGCATTGGGATATCTTTGTCCTCGTTACCTTATAGGATTGAGTGCTACACCTTATCGTCCCGATGGATTTGATAGTATGTTGGAACTGTATTTTGGATTGAGAAAAGTAGTTCGAAAATTATTTAAACCTCATCAAGTTTATTATTGGGAAACGAATATCAAAATTGTAGCCGAAAAAGACAATAAGGGTCAATTACTTTGGAATACAGTCATTGATGCACAAACAAACAATGAGGAGCGAAATAAAAACATTGTCAAGATTTGCCAATTACACAAGGATCGTAATATCTTAATTTTGAGTAAACGGATTCATCAAATTGAGTCCATCTTTCAAGGACTCAAGGATCAAGGAGATTATGCTACTTTACTTAAAGATGGTGATTCAAGTTATGACAAGGAAGCAAGAATTTTGATTGCCACGTTTCAAAAAGTGGGAACAGGATTTTCTCATGATAAATTAGACATGCTTATTTTGGCTACCGATGCAGAAGAGTATTTTATGCAGTATTTGGGACGTGTATTTAGAAGACCAGATGTTCAGCCAATTATTATGGATATAGTAGATGATAATCCAATCTTACGAAGACACTTTTTAACTAGGAAAAACGTCTATCAAGAATGTGGAGGAAAGATTTTTCCCTACAAATTAGTATAAGTAGTCGAAAGACATGTCAAAAGTTTCCCAGTCATCCTCGTGATTGTACCAGCTCCTCATCGCTCGTTCGTAGCGTTCGTATCTTGGCTCCATCTCCTTCATCCTCCAAAAAAGGACAACGTCGGCCATTACCTCTCGCTTGATCATTACAGTCGTAAAAGACACTGGGTCCTCCATATAGTCCATATCGGGATGAAAAAATTGGTGAGCCATCCTTGGTTGTTTGTGTGGGTTCCTGTGGTTTAAATAAAGTTTTGGTTAATTTCCGGGTTTCTTGGCGTCTTGAAGTTGAAAGTTGCTTTTTTGGTTTGAAAAAAAAAATAAAAATCACTTTTTATTGTAAAAATTTGTTCGATTAAAAACGATACTTTTTAATCCAAAGGGCCGCTGAGGGAATTGAACCCTCGACCTCCTCGACCCAAACGAGGAATCATACCACTAGACCAAGCGGCCTTTATTCAATAGAACTCATTTCTTTAAGTTGATTATATAATTCTGGATCCATTTTTTTGGGCGGGTGAATAGTAGAAATATAAAAATTTCTATTTCCATCATCGATAGAAAAATATTCGCTGATAATATTTTCAAATACAGAGTCAATTATTTGGGCTTCCGGAAAAAAATGAGAAAAAATTAATTTGAAATTTGTTGTAGGATTTTCCAACAATTCATAATAATCAAAAACAAGAATATTTGATTTGGGATCACAACACCATTTCTTTACAAATTCGTCATAATACCACCATTTTTCCTTGATAAATTCTATTTTTTCATCAGTGTTATCTATATTCATAAAACGTGAACACGCTTCTAATTGTAAAATAGGATCTTTTCTATAAAGAATTATATATTTCCAATTGTCATTAATAGGAAATTCTAATGAAAAATCATGATTTTTTTGAACATTACTATTGAATTCACAAGGAGTTTTTTTACAACAACTATAAAACTCGCAATATTTAAAAAATGTTCCGTGTTCTTTACAAATAAAATTTAAAACGCTTTCAACCAAGTGTTGTCCACTTCTTGGAAATGATATAATAAAATTAAACATTGGTTTATACATTTAGAAAAGATATTTTTTTACGAATTTTTGAAATATATTTTTTATATTTTGGAAAAGTGCATTTCAAGGTATCCATAATTTCAAGAGTTGATTTTTTTTGTAACAGTAATTCGACAATTTTTTTTTCATCATTCGACAAATTTGAATCATCTATAGTTGGATAAAAATCATCTACATATTCAAAATTTTTGTTTACATTGAAAACATCCAATAAACGAGTTTTTAATTTTTTTCTACGTTCTCTAGAAGAATATCTACGAATGTTTTTAAACATTAATTTTTGTAATTCAGGATCTTTTTGATTTTCATAAAAATGCGCCCAAATTTCTTGTCGTAAATCCTTTTCATTAACATAATTTTTATAATAATTCAAGGTTCCCCTGGCCACATAATTAACAAGTCTATGTGGAGCATTCATTTTATTAAATGCCAAAATTGGAGTCATTATAAACATAAAAAAAAGCGTTTTCATTTTTTTATTGCGGAAAAAAAGATGTCTACAAGTTTCAATTTTTAATTTAAGGAATTGAAAATTTTCCATTGAAAAATAATTTATATTTTTTCTTTAAAAAAAATGAATTCATTTCGCCCTATTCCGATTCATTCTAGCCATAAAAATGATGAAAGTATGTCTTCTAGAAGTATGGATAATATGCATAATTCTTGGAAATTAGAAAAAGTAATTGATGAGAGAGGAAAATCCAACTATAAACTCATCACTGAATTAAATACTAATACTGACGCTGTAGTAGGAGGTAGTAGTAAAAAAAATAAAACCAAACGTGTTCAAACACACAAACCAATTGCTCCTTATGGAGTTCCGGGAGCCAGTGCTTACATGAATACGAAAGCTCAAACTCTTAATGCACCCACACTTAATTCTAATATTATTAAATCATTGAAAAAAATTAAGAAAAACAGAATAAACAAAGCTCACTATGATGCGGGCTCTGATAGTTCTTCTAAATCAATTAAAACCGAAAGCGATTTTTCTATTGAAAGATTTGCTTCTGTAGAAGGAAAAATTTCAAATAACATGATTATTGGAAATAAAGGTTTAATCATTCCTTATGGTAATGGTAATGATCTTTTAAAAAAATCATATTCTCATGGACATTTAGTCTCAAGTAATATTCAATTACAAAACATTAATGTTCTATTGAGTTATTTTGGTCCTAAAACCATTCCATGTATTACCGTGTCTATTTGGTCCCAAACATTTTCTCCCGCCATTGAGCTTGTTAATATTATTACTCTTCCTATTCAAAACTTGGAACCTAACAGAGGAAAACTAATTATCAAAGATATCCACGCTGATGTTGTAAACAGAGGACAAGTATTTGTTACATTAAATTGCACTGAGGAATATACAGGTAATATTGATGTAAAATACAGTCTAGAAGTTAGTTCTGTTTATGAAATAAGTAGAGAAGCAGAGTATGATTTTGAATTTCCAGATTTTTTCAATAACGGAGGATTTCCTGTGCCAGTTTCCGTTCCCGTTCGAATTCAAGAACCCATTATTCAAGAAATAATTCAACCTACTGTTGAACAAAACGTTCAAGGTCCTCAAGTGGTTCAACCATCTACAGCTCAAGCTCCTAAACAACCTATTAATTTTGCTCCCAAAACTAACAAGAGTATTTTTGGTGATTTTATTAAAGGTAAAAATGAGGAAAATGTACCAATCTTTGGGAAAAAGGCTCAAGAAACGGACCAAAATGATGGAAGTATTTCTATGAATCAATCAATTTATGCTAACCAAGCTAAAAAGGCTGCTAATTTTTTACAGGACAATAATGATGATAATGATGTAGATTTTACTGAAAAAGATGATACTGATATTAATAAAATTTTAAACATTTTAAGGAATCAAACTTATGAAAATTAAATGAAAAATCATACCTTGGTAGAATTTTTAACCGGTAAAAAAACGTATTGGAACTGTAAGAGACTAAGTTACCCAACCATGGTATTTTATATTAAAAATACGAGAATCAAACGATGGAATTTATCCAATGATAATTATGAATTTGTTAAAAATCGATTCTTCATCTTTATTATGGAACAGCATCTTTTGTATAAATTTATAAATATTTGGGAAAAGGATAATATTTATCGAGAATGCTATCAATGTATCAAACAAAAATTACCTTATCATTTAGTTTTGGATATTACAGAATACGTGTAAATTTTTATTATTTCTAATAAAAATTCACCATAATTTAAATCTTTTTTTTTCCAAATTAGACATTAATAAATCATTTCCCAAAACATAGACTAGTTTTTTTAAAATAGATTGAAGAATAATTTTTTGTTCTAAAGATAATACTATTTGATTTTGTTGACAAAAATAAAATACAAATTCTACAACAAGATGGGATGCATTTTCAAAAGTAAAATGCTCTTGTAAAGATTGGTCATTTTTTAAAACATCTAGGAAATCGATAAAAAAATCAATGACCATATCATTCTTTCCTTTTGAAAATTCAAAAAGAAAAGTGGAAGACCTTTCTAATTGTCGACATAATAAAGGGTAAATTTCCATGATCTCTATACAATATAGAAAGGTATTTTAATTTTTACATCTTTTTACATACAATAATAAATATGCCTTTTTAATTCCTTCTATAGCTTGGGTTGCTTGGATAGGGTGAATTTTTTCATCATCACACAGAAAAAACTCGCCATTGATTAACAAAATTGTAATATAATGTCCAAAACGAAAATGTCCATGATGAATCACTGCTCCTCTTAATTCATAGTCATTAAATTGGAGCGGGGATTCCATATTCTCTTGAATTTTATTAAAATTGGAATCATAACGATTAATTTGTATAAATAGATAATCAGGCCAGTGATAAATTGTATTAAATTTTTCAGCATCCACTTTTTCATTGTATTTTTCACTCTCCCAATTTTCAATTTTGTCTTTTACCTCAAATAAATCAATAGATTTTTTTAGAGATTCCGTAAAAGGTAAAGTCAAAATGGTTTCAGAGTTGATGATTTGTTTTTTATCATTACATCGAGTTAAATTATGAAAATGCGTATAATATTTATATTGAAAAAAAGCCTTGTTTATATTTTGCTTCCAAACTTTTTCTGTTTCTTCACCCAAAATATCCAAAAGTTGAATTAATGATTCATGGGCATCATATTGTTGGAAAGGAGCAAATAAATTTTCTTTGAAATTTAAAATTAATTGAATTTCCACTGGAGAGACTACTTTTTGAGTTTCGTACTTTTCCACAAAATTTATAAAATTTTGAATAACTTGAGAGGTACTTTTTTCAGCTTCTTTAAAAATATTTATAAAAGACGAACATTGCATTAATAATTGAAGAACTGAATTCAAATAACACGTATTACCAAGATTTTCTAGACCCGATATCATTTATTTAAAAACTTTTGAAAATTTTTTTTCGACAATTTTTGATTAGTCACATCTAGAATCATTTAAATTACAGTCTTTACAGAAATTAATTGGAAGACAAGCATTTACTTTTTCGCCACGAATTGTTTGACGGCAAGCACATAAATCTCTAGGATAAAAACATTTACGAGTATTGCCTTTTAAAGCTCCATAAAGATTGGGGGTACTATCATAGTTTTCAATATAAATTTGGGAATGGTGATGGTTATATGCTTCTTCTATTTTGACATACATGACTTTTTATTTCTAAATAAAATAAAAATTACAATGCAAATTCCTTGACTAATTTTCTCATTTCTTTCAAATCATTTGCTGTTAATTGATATCCAAAATCTCTATGAAGTCTAATAATTTTACCAATATTGTTAGGTGCATAGTAATTTCTATACACTGGGTCTTTTGCTTTGGCTTTTTTAACGGCGTTAATATACTTCATACCACCACTAAATTGGATAGATACATAATTTTCATCATTTTTTTGGAACAGAGGTAATAATTCTAGTTGTGGGTATTTTTTCTTAAAGTTTTGAAAATGATAGAAATATATTCCAATTAGTGCAGAGCCACTTCCATGGATACAAGTGGTATTAATTTTTGAAAATAATTGGGACACGGAATCAGAATTGAAATTGGCAAGTTGTAATATTTGATCTTTCACACCTGGAGGACTTTGGTCTAACAATTTAGTAAATGAAATGATTGCTTTCATACTATTATCAAATCCTCCAACAGCGTGACTATTTGGCTCATCACTAATTAGAATAAATCCTAATTTTCCTACGAATTCAATATATTTGAATAGTTCCAGAGTCATGCTCCTTTGTTTTTGTTGAGTTTTAAAACGAACCATTTGATGATACTGCTTTAGACTCTGGCTGTCATGAAACTTATTTTTCAAAAAAGCTTGCTTTTGTTGTGCGTTTACCCATAATTCTTCTACATTATTTTCGTCTTTTGGTTCCAAATTAGAGTCTTTTGTGCTTATTAAATAGGCTAAAAGTTCATCAATATTGTGACAATAATTATTTTTTGTCTTGCACATCTTTTTAGGGTCTATTTCTGTAATAGATTCACCGAATATCGTTTCATAATTTTTACATTTCATCAATTCATCAAAGATCATGGTTATAAAATAATTTTTACTTGGACCTGCTCCTCCTAACCAACCAAAATTTATATTCAAAGAATTCGCGATTGCTTTCAAATCTGTAATACTTAATTTATTCAGAGTATCGAGGTAGAGTTTGGCTCTACTATTTAATTCATCACAATAATGTTTGACCCAGGCTCTATTGGGTTTTAATTTTGGACATCGTTGTTTTAAACGTTCGAGTATCAATCCTGTATAATCCATTCCTGCAAGAGATAAATAATTACGTTTACATGACAAATAACTTGAAATATCTCTTGTCGAAATCATATTTTTTTATAAATAGAATTAAAATAAAAATTAGACCAAATCGAATTCGCTAACTAATTCTTGCATGGCTTCTATTTGCTCAAGTTGAAGTTTACCAGGAACTCGTTTATAAGATTCAAATTTTCCTGTATTTGGGTCTGGAAAATAATAAATAAAATCAACATCTTGCCCAGGAGATGCCTTCTCTATAGCTTTTACTAAAGCTTTTCCTTGTATAAATTGGGGACATACGAAAAAATTATCCATTTTCAAGAATAATGGTAATAACTGAATATCAGGGAATTTTCTTTTGTATTTTAAATAATTATAAAAATATACTTTGGCAAAACTAAATCCAACTCCGTGAATACATGTTGAATTTGTTTTGGCCAATATTTCTGCAATTGTATCTCCGTTATAATTTTTAAGATTCATAATTTTATCTTTTATTTCTGGTGGGCTTTGTTCTAATATTTGTGTAAACTTTGCAATTAATTTAGCACTACTATCAAACCCAGTTTGAGCATGACTAGTGCTTTCATCATTGGCAAACACAAAACCCAATTTTCCAACCATTTCTATAAATTTATAAAGATCCATATTCATTTGACCCATTTGTTTTTTTACAGCTTGATCTTTCATTTGTTTATACTTTTTCAAGGCTTGTTTATTTATATTTGGGTTTGTAAAAAAATCAAATTTTTGAAATTGATTATTCCATATTTTTTGGGCATTATTAGGATCATTTGGATCATAATCTCGATCACCAGTAGCAATCAAATATTCTACTAATTCATCAACGTCATGACAAAAATTATTTTTGGTCTTGTATAATTTTTTGGGTTCTAGTTCAGTAATATTATAACCACCTACGGTATAAGAATTTCTACAATGGCTTAATCGCACGAGCACAAGTTTAATTAATTCTGTTTTAGGAGCCGAATTTTTGTAATACGAGTATCCTAAATTATCTAGAACAGATTGTAGGTCTTTTTTAGTCAGTTTGGATAGAATCTCAATATAAGCTTTCGCTTTTGGCTCTAATTGACCGCAAAAAGGTTTTACCCATTTTTCATTGACATTTAATTTAGGGCAACGTTTTTTTAAATGATCTTTTATTGCATCCACATATCTTGGTTTGTCTAAATTCTCTTTACACATTAAATAAGTATCAATGTCTTTCGCTGATATCATTTTTATTTACAGGCAAAATAAAAAATTGATAAATAATTTAAATGAAGAGTAAGAAATCTAAAAAATGGATCTAAAAGAGTATCAAAATTTTGTTCAAGCCGTTACAAGTAAAGAATCAAATGATTTTTCTTGTTTTCTAAACCGAATTCAAAGTTTGGAGGATAGTAAACAAGCTCAAATTCCACTTCTAATGACTTCTGCGATTGGGTTGTCTTCAGAGACTGGAGAATTTAACGAAATTGTCAAGAAAATTATTTTTCAAGGCAAACCTTTGACAGCCGACAATATTTTTCATATGAAACGTGAACTTGGAGATATTCTTTGGTATTGGATTAATGCTTGTCGTGCACTTGATCTTGATCCTAATGATGTTCTTAAAGAAAACATGGATAAACTTGCTTCTAGATATCCTGGTAATAAATTTGATGTTGAAAAGTCTGAAAATAGAAAACAGGGAGATTTATAAAATATTTCAATTTTTTTTTTGTTTTTGTTTAAAAAAATGCCTTATTCTACAATTTCACAAATACAAGAAATTAATAACTGTTATAATAGTAACACGCCAATTGTTCCTAAATGTGATTGGCCTAGTTTAGCTCCGGATAACCAATTACTTGCATTAAACGCTGATGTAAATAACCCTTTACATTATGTAAAAGAAAATTACGCGGCTTCCATGGCTCCAGTATTAAAAGTAAGTAAATCTGGTATGAGTGAATATACAGTTAATATTGAAAACTTGACTCAAACTTTATCTTATAGTTCTGCTAGTGTTTCCGGAAAATGTGCAGATCTAACCTATGTTGCAGCAGGACCTGTTCAAGTAAAATGTCCTAAAAAAGGACCTTGTGTATATTCCAAGACTGTTTATTCTGTAGGATTTACTACTCCTGTAGGTGGATATTCATATATTGTAAATTTTCCTGCTGATTTGGGAAATTATTTAACCATTGTAATTGGTATTTACGCTACTTCTGATTGTCCATTACCAGTTAAAGCTAAACCCGCTGTATTTAAATTATTTGCGGGAGGTAAAAACTTTTCTATTTTTAATATTTTTACCGATGATGTTTCCAAATTAAAAACAATTAAATTAAAAAAGAAGGGAAATTATTATGTTGTAGCCTAAGAAAATGCCTAGACCTCGTTTAGTTTTTATTTTTCCTTTAAGACGCTGTGGAAGTAACTCTTTAAGGTTACATTTAAATTGTCATCCAGATATTTTTGCTCCTTATCCCATTCATATTCATGATTTTATGCACTTATTACCCAATTACGGTAATCTTTCCAACGATACCAATTATTTGAATTTAATAACTGATGTTATAGGTTATCAAAATACAACTTTGATAAGATGGACAGACATTTCTTTTGATCCGTTGGAGTTATTTGATATGTTAAAAGATGAACCACGAAGCATTCATCGAATAATTGGTGAAATGTATTTGATTGCAGGAGAAAAAAAGGGAGCCAAAATTGTAATTGATAAAAGCCAAGATTCAGTCTTGTACGCAAAAGAAATAAAAAATTTATTTCCTGATGCTCTAATTATTGATTTAATTCGAGACCCAAGAGCACAAATAAATAGTATAAATTTGGCAATCATACACGATTTTGATACTATTTCAAATTGTAAAACATGGATTCATCGTCGACAAATTATGGACAATTTGTATGAAAATTTTTATTCCAGTATTTTATCCGTCAAATATGAAAATTTTATACTTTTTCAAAAAGAAACATTGGAAATAATTTGTAAATTTTTAAAATTAAATTTTTGTGAAAGCATGACTTTTATTTCTAAAGAAGCGATAAAAATGGCTAAAATATCTTGTCTTTGGGAAAACAATAGTTCACCACCTATGAAAGAAAATATAGATAAATTTCTAAATATTTTATCCAAAGAGGAAATTCAATATATAGAATTTAATACACAGAAATGGATCCAACAATATCATTATTTATTTTATTACCCTTTAGAAAATATAGAAATTAAACAAGAAATTTGTAATTACCCAAACTTTATACATGATAAAAATTTTGTAATTAGAAATTTTAGAACTAGTTATCTTTTATTTTTAAACTCTAAAAAGCAACAAAAGTTGGATTAGGTTGTAAATTATAACAAAAATCTATTTTTGATTGATCAATAGTCGTCCAATCTGGACCCAATACTCCTCCTGTATCTCCACTATCTGGATTAAGACACCAATAATAAAAATTATGAATTGAATTTTTTATTAGGTAGGCTAAAATATTTTGATGCCATTGATAATCCAATCCTCCGTTAAATCCTCCAATCTCTCCAATACATAAGAGATTATCATAATATTGATTTAGAAATCCAAACCATGTATTCCATTGAAAAGATCCATCATTTATAGAATCAATACCTCGAACTGATACTCCGTAAACATGTGGAGAAAAAACGATACGGATATCTGGATTTTGACCAAAATGAGTTTCCATTTGTGAAAAACTTCCCCCCCAAGCACTTCCATCGACAGCTTCTTCTACGCCTTCGACCCAAAAAAGTCCTTTGTATTCTGGAATTTCAGTATCTACAAAATGGATAAATGATGAAATGAAAGAAGACCACTCTGCCCATGTAATTCCTCCATGAGGCTCATTTTTAATATCAATTCCAATCAAGTTTTTATAAGATCCATATTCTACCAACATAATTTTCCATGCTTGAAAAAACTGTTCTTGATTGATCATAGATAAAGGATAAGGTTGAATGATTTCATGATCTCTATGAAAATCTAATAAAATTGTAATATTACGAATGGATGCATGATAAAATAAATGATGTAAATAATCTCTAGAAGACATGGAATAAACAAAAGGATCTGCTTTGACACATTCATATTCTAGTTTATTATCTAAATTCGTTGCAGTTTCAAATGAAAAAGGAATTCGAATAGAATTAAAAGAAGCAGATCGAATTAAATTCAAGTAATATTCGGTATCATGCATCCATAAACCATGAGGGCAATGACATTGTGTTTCGATTCCAAACCAATTAATACCTTTAATATTATAAGAAACATTTGCATAATACAAATTATTGTTTGCTACATGAAAGACTGCATTTGTAAATTTTAAAAACACTAAATAAACACATAGCCATCGAATCATTTTATTTTCAATTTTTTTTTTTGTTATTATTAAACATGTCTGATAATTTTTTATATCAAATACCCGGATTATCTGGAAAACAAGATTCAAGGATATCTGAGATCCTCAATGAATTTATTGATTGTTTTTTACTCTTAAACCGAAAGGATTCATCCGTGGCAAAAGATTTACCGGAAGAAAATTTTGTAAAATTTCCGTTTATTTTTACAAGCCAAGACTTTTTAAATTTGGTCAAGAGAGCATTTCAAAAAGTCTTGGCTTGTGCCGATTTTTCCAATGATTTGTCTTTTTTAATAAAATTTGTTCAAACCGAATTTGAACTCTTAATGTGTATTTTTATTTTGGTTGAAGGTGTAAATCTTTACATGACAAAACAATTTAATTCTGATATGAAATTAAGAGTTTCAAAAGCATACAATACTTTTAAAAGACGAAATGAGAAAGAATCGGATATAACTTTTTTAGCAAAAACCCAAGATTTAAGCATCGAGGATCGACTTTATTTATTGTCCACAATCAAAATTTCTCAACTACAAATGATTCTAAGTCATTGGTTTATTGATTTCTTTACTATTTATAAGAAAAAAATCATTGGGTTTTTACAAAACAAAAAACTAAGACTACCCATTTCAATGTCTATATCAAAAGAAAGGAAAAAAAAAGTTTTAAATATAAAACTTGGATCAAGCGACTATCAACTCAGCCACACAAATCATGTTATTAAAAGCCAGTCCATTAAACTTATCTCTTAATTCAATTGCATCATCAGCAGAAAATAAACCTACAAAAGCATATTTACAAGTATCTGAAACATGAAAAAAGGTGAAACCAAAATCACTACTCCTAAACAAAAAGTCAATTACTTCACATTTTTGCTCGCAATTATTAATATTGGAAATTCTTACAACATGTTTCGGGGTGTTTTTTTCGGATACATTTTTTGATTGTTGGTGGTGGTGTTGTTGTTGTTGTTGTTGTTGTTGTTGTTGTTGTTGTTGTTGTTGTGGTGGTTGTGGTGTAGGAGCTTGAGGAGCTACTTTCATTGAAGGCATTAACAATGATTTTTTAGGTTCTTTAATTTCTTTAGGTGGTGATGGCATGGGCGTGGGCGTGGGTGTAGAAGTAGGAGTCGGAGTCGATAAAACAGAAGTTAATGAAGGATAATCACTTGGTGTAAAAGTATAATAGTTCCCATTTTCTCTATTTTCAATTTCCATTTTTACATTGTAATCTACTTTTACTTCTGGTTGAAATTCAGTCTTTCCAAATGGTTTTAATAAGGATTTGCGTCTATCAATACGCTGTTTACGATTCATTATAATTTTATTTTTAATAATAAAAATGAAATCATTTTTTAAATTGCTATATAGTAAATGATTTCAAAAGAATCTAGACCGTGGGGAGAATTCCATATTCTCTATGATCAAGACTGTAAAATAAAAAGACTTGTTGTATTTCCACAGAAACGTCTTTCGTTACAAAGTCATTTTCATCGTAAAGAATTATGGTTGGTAATCAAAGGAAAAGGTCAAGCACAGTTAGATGATGACATTTTAGATATTAAAGAGGGTAGTATTATTGTAATTGAAAAAGAGCAAAGACATCGACTTGTAAATAATTATGAAACTGAAAATTTAGAATTAATTGAAATCCAAACAGGAACTTATTTTGGAGAAGATGATATTGTTCGCTATGAAGATGATTTTTCTAGAATATAATTTTTTAATTTTAGTATTTAAAAAAAGTTTTTTACCAATAAATGAGATCAGGTAGAAAAAATGCCATTCCTTCTTTGGAAAACCCACAAGATAGAGAAGCGTTACTAAAAATGTTGCAAATGCCCGGGGGTGGAGGTGGAAGAAAAAATGCCATTTCTATTGAAAACCCACAAGATAGAGAACAGTTAGTAAAAATTTTGTTGCAAAAAATGGGTGGAGGTGGTCGTTCAAGAAAGCAAAAAGAACAACAACCTACAACTCCAAGATCCTCAAGTATACCAAAGTTACCTAAATTAACGAAGCAACAACAACAACAACCGCAGCAACAACAATTTCAACAACTAAATAAACTATGGGCAAGAACTACTGTCGGTGGTTTAAGAAAACGACAAGAATTAGGATTGCCTGATAGATTTATTCCTGCTTGGTCGCCTCTTCCCGTTGCTGGGCAAGGAACAAGTAAATATGGTGGAGTGACTGGACTTTTAGATTCAGACTTTTATAGGCAACAAAGAAAACCTCCCACTCGTTTTTCTCCTGTTTTAAAAGGAGTTAGTCATTATCAAACGGGAGGCGCTCAAGAGGGAAGAAGACCAATTAAGGTTTTTCCTCAAGTTCCACCATCTAGAGCTGGTGGTGGAAGCGGGTTATCATTTCCTGCATCCGCAGGTTTTCACACGTTTAGAGACGACTTGAAAAATATTTCATCTACTGACAAACCAAAAAAAGATAAAAAAACTCTTCCTCCACCTCCACCAAAAGCAAAAGGAAAAAAACAATTTTTCCCTGAAGGCAAAAAAAAGTAGAGACCTCTAAATAGAAACAACCAAGTTTTGGATATCCATATAAATCCAATCTATAATTTTATTAATTTGAAAAATAAATTCTCCAACGATTTGGTGAAATGTAAAACCATTTTGATACATTTCATTTATATTTTTTTTTATTTCCAAAACGTCAGCGTCTCGACCTGGTGAACCTAACTGTAAGCACATTTTGAAAACAAAATTCAATAGTTTTTCAAAGTCGTTAGAACTAAAAACCTTGAATTCCAACATTTGACGAAATAAAACGGGATCCAAATTTTCTTCCATTTCGACATGTAATTTGTTGGTAGGTAGTACAAGTTTTTGTAATCTCATTTTAATTTCACTGTACAATTCAGTAATCCAGTTATAATCTGGTTTATCACTATTTAAATTTTCAGCAATCAAGTTTTTAAAAGCTTTTTCATAATTTTTTATTAGCTGGGCTTCCATAAATTTACTTTAAAATATTAAACCTTTAATAAAAAATTTTAATTTTTTTATTTTGTTTTGAAAACGGTCTCGCTTGGAATCGAACCAAGATTGGAGGATTCAAAGTCCTCAGTGCTACCTTTGCACCACGAGACCCCTTTTCGAGTCATGACGAGACC